ATAAATCATGTGTACGTGAATATGACTTTGTTTGCCATTGTAATATAATGTGCTTCTTGCTAGATATTGCCCGTGCTCTGCCCAGTATTGTGGGTCACAACTATAATAAATTATGCATTGTTTGTTTTCAGGCTTGTCACCTTGAATTATTTGTTTGTCGAAAATCATTAGTAATATTTTAATTGGTCTTTTTTATATTTTTTTGGTCTACAAAAACTATTTGCACTTCTTCCTTTTCTGTTTATCCAATATTTTTCATTTATTCTAAAATAACTTGTATCTGTGTATTTTAAATTTACAGCAACCGAATTTAGTGCAACATCTGGACTTAATGCACCCTTGGCCCAAACATAATCAATCATTTTATTTGCACCAACTGGTGTAATTATGTAACTATGACTGCCTTTAATACTTGTCTTATTAAGTAATTCTGTACCAGACAAATCAGGAATCCTATCACAGTGATTATGTATTCCTTCTCCTCGATTACTTAAACAATGTGCGTTATAATCTTGAACAATTCTACTGTATCTGTCAAGATGTAATACATCTTCAAATTTGTTTAAAAAATATTCTGGGATATCACGCAGTTGCACTGCATCGTGTTCTAGTATCAAAAAAGGTTCATTTTGTTCTCTACATAATTTCCATAACCTTAAATGAGACAGTAAACATCCAATCAATCCTGGATTTAATGTTTTAAATTTTTGCCCAATCTTAAATTGCTTCAATTCATGTTCTTTCCAATGTGTTTCTACATCTTCTCCATAACTTGCTGGAAATTTTTGCCCTTGTTCACCAAATTTACCTAGTGATTCTAAAGTATCTTGTGCTATTGCTTCGCTGAATGGTTCGCCCATCATGGTTATGACGTATGTTGGAATTTTTAAAGACATATTTTGAATATTTATTGGAATGTATTTTTGGTGTGCTTTATATAGAAGCGTCTTCCATTCCAGCAACTCTCAGTTTGACAATGTTTGTGATTTGCCATTGTTTTTGGTCTAGTCCTTTTGTAATTCCTAGCCATTTATTTCTTAACAATGCAAATTCATTAATTATTTTTTCATAATCAACTACATCATCTTCACCGTCGACATATTTTTCAACATCTCTGCTGGATAGTGCTCTTTGATAATTTTCTAAATATTTTTTGAAATGTTTTGAACGTAATCTACGTAATTCTATGTTCATGTACTGCAATATTGCTTCAATTTCTTGCAGTTGGTTGAATCTTTGTTCTACTATACCAGGCATATTTGCTGATGCTTTCTCAACATTGCCTTTTATTTTTATTTCGTAACGTGCTTGTTCTAACTCGTCTTCATAATGTTTGATGGCATCAGGAATAGCACTGATGTCTTTGGCTATTTTTTGATACCATCCTGACATTAATAGTCCTCTTCTTCCGAGTCTTCGATTTCTAAACAGTATGTAATTGCTTTGTCTAAATCATCGTCGGCGCCTAGAGCATCTTTTAAATCATCATCTTCTGCTCCATGATCCACCAGTAAGTCTACAAATTTTTCTGCAATAACATCCATTGGTTGTTTTCTATCTATGTACTCTTTAAAAAATGTCCATAGTTCAACAACTTGACTTCCAGATAACATCTTACTCCTCTTCTTTTACAGTTTCTTTGTCTTCTTCAGGTACTAAATTACTGAAATCTTTCATTATATTATCTAACAGTTCTCCACCTGATTCCCAAACTCTTCTATATTCTTTGACTTCAGTTCCTTTTGAGTCAACATATTTAAGTCTGTTACCGTCTTTCGTTAAGATGCCTTTTTTCTCAAACAAGTCTACAAGTCCACTGTAAGGGTTCATTCCTGTTTCATATGGAATTTTAACTTGTACTCCTTCAAAAGGTTTAGCATATCTTGTTTTCATAACTTTACAAGCCGCTCTTATACCTTTTACATCAGTTGTCTTATTACCTTCTTCATCTTCTTTTAATTTTAATTTACGCATTGCAACCACAATTGAACTTGCATAGATAAATCCTTGTCCGCCTGATATCTTATCATCTGGATCGAACATATCTTGTGATGCATATGTGTGGTTTGTTGCAACAAGTCCTACGTTATGACTACCAAACATATTGACTGTATTTCTAACAAGTGCCGTAAGTGCCTTAGGTTTTCTACCCATGTCACCTTTCATGTCACCTTTTGTAAATTGATCAACATCTGTTGGAGTTAATAACATACCTAAAGAATCAATAACAAATAATACTTTTGGTCTTTCTTCTTCTGGCATAGCCTTATAGTCTTGCATGAAAGTTGATACTGTTTTAGCAACATCATCTATCATCGACATATTAAGTTTTAATAATTTTTTCTCATCTGTGTCAACATCTAATGCTGTTAACCATTGTTCGTCTAATGCGTTTTCTGAATCGATTAGTACAACAAATATACCTTGATCCTGTGCGGCTTTTACAATGTTTCCTGCACAAATATAAGATTTACCAGAACCAGACTCACCTGCAAACACAGTTACTTTGCCTAGTGGTATACCTTTGTTGAAATCTCCACTTACTAGATAGTTAAGTGCATAATTTCCTGTTGAAATCCAATCAGTTGGATCATGAAATCCAGCACTCATACCTGTAATGGATTTTGTTAAACTTTTTCTAAATTTGCTTACGTCAAATGCCTTTACCATAATATTTTCCCTTTAAGTTATGTGGGGAGTTGCCTCCCCACAGTATACTTCTTTATTTTTGTTGTCTCGCTCTTATCATTGCCAAGATGTCCTCTGCTTTACTACCTGATTTATTATCATCTGTAGCAGGCTTTGGTGCTTCTTGAGTTTTAGTTTCAGCAACTGGTTCCGCTTTTACCGCCGGAGCAGGTGTTTCTGCTTTTGGAGTAACTGGATCTCCTGTTCTTGAACTAGCACCTGCCGGTCTAAAGTATTGACCAAACTTTTCTTGATCATATGCTTCACCGTCAACTGATGCCTCAAACATCTCTTTCATTACCTTAACTTCTACTTCAGAAGGTTTTTTAGGAAGGAAACCATTTAAGTCAAATAGACCATTGGATTCAATCGCTTTATTTTCTTCTTCAGTTAAAGGTCTTGATTTTCTTGACCATGTTGATGTTGAATAATCAGCATAACCACCTTTTGATGTTTTGATTATTCTGAAGTCAACACCGTTTGTTGAGTCTGTTGGAAGATCTTCCATATCTGGATCCATTAATGCTCCTTTAATTATTTGGAATATTTGTGGACCAATTATAAATCTTCTAATTGGATTCTCTGGAGTGTTTTCTTCGTTTAGTGGATCATCTTTCACAAAACCTTGGAAGATATAACTTCTTTTCTTCCAATATTTTCTTCCCATGTCCTCTAACTTAGGATCCTTAAACCAACCTCTTACTTCAGAAAGTATTGGACAAGTTTCACCATACATTTCCATACATGGTACTTGTACTGTTGTTGGTCTTGAATCAGTATCACCTTTTACTCCTGCGAAAGGAAGTTTGATCATCAATCTCTCTTTCCAGAAAAAAGTGTTTTCTTTATCGCCATCTGGCAAGAAACGAACAGTTGCCTGTTCTCCTTCTTTTAGATTCCAAAATGGGTAAATGGCGTTGTCTCCGCCGGTTCTTGAAGAGCCACCTGACTTTGTTTCTTGTTCTTTCAGTTTTGCTCTTATCTCTGCTAATGTTGCCATAATGTTTAGCCTCCTATATTGCCTGTTATTATTATGTGCCTGTTAATATTATTAGTATAGCACAAGACAAACATATTGTCAAATATATACTAATATTACTATTTAGTCAATCGGAAATGGTAAAGTTTATTACTGGACGCCTGCCAATTTCTTAATTCTGCTCATTTTAGGATCTTTGTCAGACATCAATCTGGCAATGGCTTCTTGTGCTGTTTTGATTTGAGCGTCGCCGAATTTCTTTTCTACTGCTGTGATAACTGCTGTCTCACCTTTTGGAAATTGGTTGTTTGTGTAGTCATAGAAACTTTTTACAAACTCTTCTACTTCTGTAGATTTATCTGCAACAACATCATTTGATGTGTTGTCTTCTGTTTCACCTTGGTCTCTTGCTAATTTGTATGCGTGTTGAGCCTTTTCATCATCACTGTGATCAACTTTTCCTTTTCTTAATGCATCAAAATTTTTGTGCAAGTATTCCATTGCCGCTTTTGCATCACCAAATTTTTTAACTGAATCACCGTCTTTGTTAAGCACATCAAACACTGTCTTACCATCGTCACCTTTGTACATTGACACATAAGGTTTGATGTCTTCAAATGTTATTGCTTCATCTTCTTTAGGCTCATTATCCATGTCACCTGTATCTAATCTTGTTGCAACTTGTGGATCTCTTTTCATTACATAATCCATTATCATTGGACGTAAACAAGCATCGCTGTTTTCTTTACTTGCATTTCTTATAGAGTCGTTAAATTCTTCATCATCTATTATACCTGCTAGACTTTCAATTCCGTTTGTGCCATTAACACCTACTGGAAAATGTTTTGTCATTAATGCATTTAATTTTTTGATTGCTTGATCTTTTTCTTCAGGATCATTTGAAAATAATTCATTGTCTTCAGCAACAATAGATTCCATTGCATCTTCGAATTCATTGAATGAATCTGCTGTGTTTAAAGTTTCTATCATTCCGCCTAAAACTTTTTCTACTGCATCTCTTGGTGCATCTGTATGAATTACAATTCCTTGATAACGCATTTCGTTTGGTTGTACGTCTGCTTCAATACCTGCTTTGTTTAATAATTCTTTAACATCCATTGCATCTTTATCAGTTACTGCTTTTTCAGGTTCATAATCACCTGCTAAATCATATTCATATTTTCTAGGTTCAGTTCCACCTTGATAACCATGTGCTTCAAAGGATTCTGGATCTAGTGACTGTATTGCAGTTTTTTCTGAAACTAATTTGTATATGTATGGAAATACATCTTGTAATTCTTCTTTAAATGTTTTGATTGTTAATTCGTCTATCCAATTCTTTTTAATGTCTTCTGGAACTTCTTCTAATGTTGACTCTTGGAAATTTTCAAATGTTTCCTTGTATGCAGTTGCTCTTTGTAATTTTTGACATTCAGTTTTAATTGTTTCAATTCTTTCATCTACAATAGATTGATATTCTTTTA